GGCACGCTCACCGTCCCGTCCGTCCTCGCGACCTTCACCGCGTACATCAGCAATGTCTCCTTCGAGGCAAGCGTGGATCAGCAGGTCACGACCACCTACACGCTTCGTCTCACGGGCGCGATCACGATGACCACCTCGACCTCTGTCTGATCGGAGGATCGAGTGGCTGCTCCAGGCGCAGGCGCGTTTGCATCATTGGGCTCGCGCTTCGTCGCGGGGTCGAACAGCCCCGCAACGACATCGACGCGCGTCTATAGCGTCCCGACCATCGAGGCGACATCGATCTCCTTCGGAGGCATCGGTGCTGCAGAGATCGATGTGACGATGTTGAGTAGCCAGTGGAAGGCGTTCGTCCTTGGCACCGTTGACATCGGGACGATGGAGGTCGCTGGTTTCGTCGCGAACTCGACCGCTATCCCACTTCCATCGAGCGGGTCGGCAACGCCTCTCGCCATGTCTGTGGTCTTCGGCAAGGACACGCCGAAGAGCGGAGGTGACGAGAACGGTGCTATCAGAGTCGATGTGTGGGCGTACCTTGTCGGAGTCGCAGTTGAGGCAGCGGTCGATTCGGCTGTGTCTCTGACTCTGACCTACCGACTTACGGACGGCATCTCGATCTACGCGCGCAACGCAGGCGACACCGCTTGGGTTCGCATCCGCGAGATCGGGAGAACCTTCGATGATACGATTCCGCAGGTCGGGGAGTGACTCAGCAGTCGTGGATTGACTGCGACAGGTCGCGGCAGTAGGCTTGTGCAATGCACACCGACAAGCAGACCATCCTTGCTCTCAAGTCTCGCCTCAAGGTCGAAGCCGTCGAGATCGATGGGCTCGAAGCGCCGATCTTCGTGCGTGGGCTGAACGGTCGCGAGCGCGACGGGTTCGAGAATGCGTGCTTCCAGCAGCGCGGCAAGCAGCGCGTGATGACCACGGAGAACATCCGCGCGAAACTCCTCGTCCGTGCGATCTGCGACGATCAGGGCGCGCGACTGTTCACCGATGCGGACGAGAACGATCTTGGCACGATCCCTGCGGACATCCTCGACCGTCTCTTCACGGTCGCGCAGAAGTTGAGTGGTCTCGCCGCTGGCGACATCGAGGAGATGACGGGAAACTGAAGAGGGGCGGGACGCGGCGCTTCCTGCTGCGACTCGCCCTTGCGATGCATTGCACGGTCGATGAACTCCTCGACCGCGTGTCCTCGCGTGAACTGTCGGAGTGGCAAGCCTTCGATGCGTGCGAGCCCATCGGAGGGTTCAGACTCGACTACAACATCGCGATGCTGTGCGCGCTGTTCGCCAACGCGAACAGAAAGAAGAACACCCAGCCGTTCAAGACCATCGACTTCATGCCGTTCCTGCCCGACAATGATCCCACGGGCGAGGACAAGGCTCTCGCCATGTTCCAAGCAATGGCGGCGCAGGCTTCCGCAAAGCCGAAGGGCTCCTGATGGCAACAGTCGGCAACCTGTTCGTGAATGTGGGTGCATCGACTGCGGGCTTGCAGCGCGGGATGTCTGCTGCAAAGAAGCAGGTCGATGACTTCGCGAAGAAGGCGCAAGGCACGCTCGGGAATCTAGGACAAGTCATTCCCGACATGGGAGGAGTCACGGGCTACCTCTCGTCTGCCATCGACAAGTTCGGCGCGCTCAAGGACATGGCGGGCGTGTTCACCGAAGGAGTCAAGCAGGCGAAGAGGGCGCAAGAGGAACTGACCAAAGCCATCGAAGCGAGCAAGGCTGCAGAGGCTGCGCTTGCGTCCGCGAAGGGATCGCGGCGCAACATCGGCATGGCACGCGCCGAACTTGCGAAGCAGGGCATCAACCCGAACAAGGCTGCCCAAGCCTTGTCAATCGTTGACACCTCGCCACTTCGCGACAAGGTCGCAAAGAGTGCGCAGGCAGCAGCAGCAGCAGAGAAGTCGCTGACCGATGCGCAGGCTGCGGGTGCTGCGTTGACTGCATCGAAGCACGCGGAACATCTCGCCGCGATGCGCGACAAGGTCACGAAGGCGAGCGAGAAACTCACGACCGCAGAGAACGCCTTGAAGGCTGCGCAGTATCGAGCAACGATCTCGAAGGGCGGTCGCGATCCATGGACGGGTCGCTTTGTTGCAGCGCAGAGCGCAGCGAAGCAGGCGAAGGCAGAGCGCGACCTTGCCCGCGCAGGCGAAGGCGTTGCCGCAGCGATGCAGAGCAGGCTGTCTGCGCAGAACGCACTCAATGCAGCGCAGGCTGCGGGTCCCGTGCTTCAAGGTCAGCAGGCGATCCTCGCTGCGACGAACGCACTCACCGAAGCAAAGAAGAAGCAGGCAGAGGCAGAGCGCGCACTTGGCGCAGCACGGGCAAGCAATCAAGCGAAGGAGAAGACGCGCGCCTCACTTTCGGCTCGCGGTATCGACACGACGAACCTCGGCAAGTCGCTACGCCTCGATGACCTGTCGAAGTATCAGAAGGCAGTTGAGTCTGCGAAGGCATCGGTCGCGGACAAGCAGGCGGCTGTGTCGAAGTTGAGCGGAGGCTTCCGCGCTTTCGGTCTTGTCGGTAAGGGCGCGATGCTTGCGGTCGGCGCGGCTGCGGTCGCTGCGGTCGCTGCGGTCGGTGGATTGCTCGCTGTGACGAAAGGCGCTGCGAAGCGCATGGATGCACTCAAGGACGAGGCTGCTGCGACAGGCATGACCGTCGAAGGTCTTCAGAGGCTGAAGAACACCTACCTTGAACTCGGAGTCGCTGAAGGTGTCGCCACGATGGCATCGCAGCGACTTGCGATCTCGCTTGAGGAAGCAGTGCGCGGAGGCGAAGACGCGCGCGAGAAGTTCGCGCGACTCGGCATCGACTACAAGCAGATCGCCGCGATGTCTCCCGATGAGGCTCTTGCTGCGACCATCGGCAAGTTGAGAGAGTTGGGTTCGAGTCGCGCGCGCGTCGCTGCACTTCGCGACTTGTTCGGCAGGCAGGGCATGGGCATGGCTGCTGCGGTCAATGCAACGAACGAGGAACTGGCTGTTGCGCAGGAGCGCGCCGCGAAGTTGGTCATCCCGTCAGCGATGGTGCATGACCTCGCAGAGACGAACGACTCAATCGAGGCGATGGGCAAGGCATTCGAGAATGTCTTCACCATGCTGGGCTCGACCTTCTCGCCTGTCCTGCGCGACTTGTCGGATCAGTTGTTCGAGATGATGACCGCAGACACCGATGCGCTGCTCGGAGGGTTGCAGGCCATCGCTCTTGTGTGCGCGGTCATCTACGATGTGGTCGCGCTCATCGTGAATGCGATCCGACTTGTGTGGAACCTCGTGCAAGCCGTCGCGGGGATTGTCGTGTCCGCGCTGTCTGCAGCGTTCGGCGCAGTGCTGAAGGTCGTGCAGGCAGTCGTGTACGGTGTTGAATGGCTCGCAGGCAGCGGCAACGCGGTCAGCGAATCCATCGGCAACGCAGCAGCGGTCGCCTTCGGCACGGCAGAAGAGGCTGCGAAGGCTGCTGGGTCGGACGCGATGGAAGGCTTCCAAGCAGCCATCGATGCGGTCAACCCGAACGCAACGACCGCAGTCATCTCGCAGATCGGCAAGTCGTGGGAGAAGACATCGGAGGCGATGGGCAACCCCGTCGAACTCGATGTTGCCTTGAACGAACGCGCGAGGAAGGACATCGAGCGCACGCTGCAGGGACTGCGCGACGATGCAAGCAAACTCGAACTCGGCGACGAGGCAAGCGTGCTTGCAGGCTTGCAGGGCATGGGCGCGACCGAAGCGCAAGTCGATGAGGCTCGCGCGCTGCAGGACAAGATCAAGCAACTCAACATCGCGAAGTCGATCAGCGAGGAGACTGTCCGCGTGCAGGAGGACATCGCGAAGGCGACGATGACTGCAGCGGAGTACGCCTACAGGAAGGCTCGGGCTGATGGCGCAACGGACGAGCAGGCGCGCACCCTCGCATCCATGCAGGAGCAACTCGCAACGCTTGAGAAGCAGAAGCAGCAGATCGAGGCGAACAGCAGCACGCTTTCGGAGATGCGCGCGAAGGTCGATGAGATCGGTCGCAGCGAAGGCGAGATCGTCGCAATGAAGTTGCGGCAGAACAATGCGACCGAAGATCAGATCGCAGAAGCGATGCGACTGCAGTCGATACTCGACAAGGCGAAGATCGATGAGTCGGTCGCGAAGCACTTCGCTGACCTCAACGACAAGTTGCGGGAAGTGCAAGGCAGCGAGGCGTCGCTGCTTGAGAATCAACTTCGCAACATGGGGCTGGTCGGCGATGCCCTCGCAGATGCGGTCGCGAAGTCGCTCGACATTCAGAAGCAGATCGCTGCTGCAGAGAAGGCGGCTGCTGATCGCAAGGAAGTCGAGGACACGCTCGCAAGCCTCACGGAGAAGTTCAAGGACATCGGGCTCGATGAGGTCGGCAAGTTGACCCGCAGGCTCACGGAGGCGGGCGCGTCGAAGGAAGAGATCGCGAAGGCTGCATCGATGCAGAAGGCAATCGACGCGGCGGGCGGCGATGGCAAGGACGCGGCTGCTGGCGTTACCGACAGTGTCAGCACAGCCATCGGCAGCATCGCGCTTGCGGGCACGGTGATCGATGACCGCGCATGGCAGGACGATCTCCTCGCGGAGTCCATGACGCAAGCGGAACTGCTTGCGCAGATCGCAGCGAACACCGCGCAGGTCCCGACCGATGGTGCGCAGGTCGGCGCGTCTCTCGCAACGGTTCCCGCCGTGCGAGGCATTGACCGAAGCGAGACTGACCTTGCCGCGTTGCTTCAGCAGTCGCTCACTGAACTCAAGTCGATCAACAGCAACACGAAGGCTTTCAGCGAGGTGCTGTCGTGACCATCACTCTCAAGGATGTTGCCACAAGCGCAACGCACAGCAACGACAACTCCTCTCTGACCCTTGAGTATCTGCTCATCGATGATGCGGGAGCGACCATCACGAAGACGCAGGCATTCGCCGCGCTGCCTGCGCTCGGCTCGACCATCACTCAGGAAAGCGAGACGCTGTCTGTTCAAAGCAGGTCGGTCGAAGCGGTGCAGGATTCGGCGGGCAAACTTTGGCGCGGTACGGTCGCGTATCAGGCGAACAGCAGCACCACCTCGTTCGTCGCGCTCGACATGAACTCATCGCTGACTGTTGTCGATGTGTGGCGCGTGGGCGCGACCGCGCCTGGCAATCTCAACGCGCCCAGCGAGTCAGACATCGGCGGCACTGCAGTTGACTCGCGCGGCACGCCTATCGGCATTCCCATTGCTGTGCAGGAACTGACCGTGACGAACTACAGGTCGGACAACAACAGCGCGAACATCATCCTCGCGCTAGGAAAGCGCAACAGCGCAACATGGCTCGGCGCGCCCGCGGGATATGTCTTGTTCACAGGCGCGACCGCGAGGCGCATCGGACCATCGAAGTATGAGGTGCAGTACAAGTTCGTCTATGACTCGCTCGCGCACCTGCGTCAGGTGTGCGGCAAGGACGCGGACGGCGATGCGTTCCTCGGCACAGCCAACGCCGATGGTCATGCGAATGCGTCGAAGGTGTACTGGAGACAGCCCTTCCCGACCTCATATGCGTTCGGGACTATGGGGATCGTGGTCGCATGATTAAGCGAACGATCACCACAGGTCTAGGCGCGCTCACGCCGTCTGCTTGGCAGGACATCGTGTCCGCAGTCGATGTCGCTGTGGGACCGCAGGACGAGACTGCGGGCGCGGGCGGTCGGTCGGTCGGTCAGCCGCGCATCATCAGAGCGAAGATCACGACAGCACAGCAGGTCAGCGGCATCGCGAGATGGCAGTACGATTGGACGCAGGTTCGGCGCACGAACGGCGCGACCACATTCGCAGCGGTCGCCAACGGGATGACCAGCGCGAGCAACGGTGGCAAGAAGGCACTCAATATGCTCGAGGCTGGCAACACTGCGAGCCTCGCCTATGGGTTCGCGGTCACGGGCGGTACAGCCTTGACCAATCATGCAGGCTTCTCGATGATGCGCGTGCCTGCCGATGCCGTGGTGGACATCCTGATCTTCCGCGACACGGCTGGCGCGACATCATTCGAGTTCAGTGCGCCGAATCCGATTGATGGCGTGTGCGACTCATCGGGGCTGACTCCCGAAGAGCAGTACAACTTCGGCTCCTACACAGACCCAAGCGGCTCTGATGACTTCGGCACATTCGTCGCGCCGATTGGTCAGGCAGACTTCGGAGAATACGATGCCCCTGCAAGTTAGACGCGGACTCGCCGCAGACCGAACCTTCATCGCAGCAGCAGGAGAGCCTCTGCTCGATACCGACACCAACACGGTGTACTTTGGTGATGGAAGCACCACGGGTGGCATCATCGCGAAGGCTGCGCCGACAGGCTCGGCTGGCGGCGACCTCAACGGCAACTACCCGAACCCCGTCTGCCACAAGTTGCATGGTCACAATGTGCAGAGCGGGAATCCCGATGATGGGGATGTGCTGCAATGGGAGACGGCGAACTCGCGATGGACGCACAAGTACCTCGCGCTTACGACCGCGAGCAGTTTCCTGTCCGCTGATGTCACGATGACCAATGCGGACACATGGTACGACGGTCCTTCGATCAGCCTTGCTGCGGGAACATGGGTCGTGGACACGACCGTCACCTTGGTCAAGGGCAACCTGTCAGGCACCAACAGCGTTGCAGTTCGCATCGGGACGGGAACCACGCACTATGTCTCAAGCGAGCAGGCGTGGAACACGCGCGCGCTCGCAGTGGTTTCGTTTGCGTGCAGCGGAATCATCACGCTTGCAAGCACGACCACGATCAAGGTGCAGGCGACTTCGCAGTACGCGGGAGGCGCGATCAAGGCTGCGACCGTCTACAGCGCAAGCGGAAACACCGCGAGCAACATCAACGCCGTGAGGATCGCATGACCGACGAATCAAAGCGCAACTCGCAGTTGATTGCATCGTGGGCGCAGTTCGTCGCGATCTGCGTGGGCATCGGAACCATCCTGCTGTACATCGGCAGGAAGGATCAGCAGTTGGCGAGCACGACCGAACAGGTCAAGGAACTCAGCAGCATCGTGTCTGATCTCGCGAAGTCGCAGATCAGCCTAACCATGAAGGATCAGCAGACGGAGGACAGGTTGCGTGACCTTGCCGCCCGTCTTGATCGACTAGAAAGGACTCGACCGTGACTGAATACATCCCGTCTTGGCGCACCACACTCGCAGGCATCGGCGCGATCCTCGTTGCCGTTGGCACGGCTGTGAGTGCCATGTTCGACAACGATCCCGCGACCATGCCCGAATGGGGCGCGGTCGTTGCCGCGTGCATCGCGGGCTTCGGTCTGATCTTCGCGCGCGACAACAAGGTGAGCAGCGAGAAGGCTGGAGCGAAGCCCAGTGCTTGAGTCGGCGATAGTCGTGCTGGTCTTCGTGTCGGTGTTCCTGCTTGGGATGCTCTGCAACTCGATCATGGAGCTGCTTCGATGCTTGACAAGGTCATCGTGCAAGTCGCCCTCGCACTCTTCCAGTACATCGAGCGGAGAATCGCTGCGGGTAAACTTGCGGTTGATGCTGACGCTGATCCTGCTCGCCTTCGGCGTGCTGGTGCTCGTATTCGCGAGTGGGTGCGGAAGCAGGACAGTCTTCATCCCCGAAGAGAGTCCGATCAGGATCGGACCTGACACGCGCAGTCGCGTCTACACGCTGCAGCAAGGGCAGTGGGTTCTCTCGGACAACCGCGTGACGATTCCCGAAGGCTGGTACGCCGTGCCGCCGTCCTATGTGAAAGACGAATGACCGCCACCGCGATCATGTCCGACTGCTGCTGTGCGGGAGGCGAGGTGTACATCGCCTTCCCGTGCTGGGAGAACAGGACTGTGGTGTTCGAGATCAACACCACCACGCCGTTCACTCGCACCTTCATCGCGAACGGAGCGAGCGCGAACAGCAACAACCCTCCTGCGGGAACACTTGCGCGACTCGTCCTCATCGGTGCGGGCGGCGCAGGCAACGGGCTCGATGCGGGCGGTGGGGGCGCGTATGTCGAGACGCAGGTCGCGCTCGCATCGACCACTATGACATTCAGGACGGGGCACGGCGGCGCGGTCACCAATGTGGGCGCGACCGTGTTCGGCGGCGGCGCGCAGGGCGCGTCCAACACAAGGTACGGAGGAGGCGCGTCTGCGTTCGCACTCAATGCATCGAGCAACTTCATCGCGGCAGGCGGCGGCGCAGCAGCGTCTGCGAACTACACAGAGCAGACATCGCAGACATCGCGCGGAGGTGATGGCGGCATCGGCTCCTCGCTGCGACCTTCGACCGATGTCAGCACGGCGGGCGGCTCGACAACGACTGCAGGAGGCAGCGGCGGCGTTACTGGAGGCGGGGCGGGCGTGCTCGGCACGCTGCCCGCAGCGGGCGCAGGAGGCGCAGGCGTAGCGACCTCGAGTGGTCAGGGCGGTGGCGGTGGAGGTGGAGGTGGTCGCGCTTCGGGAGGCGGTGGAGGAAACCAAACGCAGAAGGGCATCACCCGTGGAGGCGCGGGCACGGGAGGCTCGTCGCTCAATGGGAACCCATCGCTGTCTCATTCGGGCAAGAACGGATACGCGCAGGCGAGCCCCTTCACGAACCTGACCACCACGCGAGGCATCGGAGATGGCGGGCTTGCAGCAGGCGGTGCTGGTCGCGCCGCGCTTGCATGGCGCGCGTGCTCGTCCTGCCCATGCCCAGAGATGCCTACAGGCATTCCTCCTGCGCTTCATGTCTGCATCACGCAGGCGCAGTTCAACGCGATGAAGGCTGCAGCGGGAGCCGATCCATGCGCGAACGCATCCCCGCCTAGTCCCTACATCGGGTTCACCTATCAGGGATGGCCGTTCTACATCTCCGCGAACCCAACGCCCATCGCATCGCGTCCATGCGACAGGCTCGCGGCAAGCAGCGACATCGGCGGGGCGAAGTGGGTTCGGTCGAGCAACTACTGCTGCCAGTTGTGGAGACTGCCTCGATGGACAGGCACAAGCCCGCTATGCACTCCCGACTGTGCAGGTCAGCAAGGCTGTCCTGACTTCATCTATCTCTGCGACGAGTACAGGCGCACGCTCGGGCTGCCTCCTTGTCCCGATGCACTCGGCGGCAATCAATGCTACTTCGTGCAGTACAACGGCTGCGACTACAAGTTCACGGGCGATCAGGTCGATGGCGACTGCCTCACGCCTGCTCCATCGCCACTCAATGTCGGCACGGGCTACGAGATCGGAGACTGCACGACAGGCAAGGTGGGCAACACATGGACAGTCGGACCCAATGTGTTCACGGGCGGCTTCCAGTGCGGGTCGAGTTACAGCCTCAAGTGGGACGCAACGGGATACCAGTGGTGCGACTCGCTGGTCACTGCGTGCCGCATTGATGTCGGCAGTTGGGGCTGGCAGTTCAAGATGGACTGCCTCGTCGTGGGCACGGGTGAGGACTCTTGCTATTCGGGTCTGCCTCCGTGTGCGTGCGGCGCTCCGTGGGACAGCAACACCTGTTCGGTCGCTGGAGTCAATCGACCTGCGCGCAAGCGTGAGGCGCTGTGCAACACGACTGCAGATCCGAATGTGTGCAGCGATGCCTGCTCATGCCCAGGCTGGCTTGGCACCGCACAGTCAACATGGCTGAACGGAACGCCTGATGGAAGCGAACTCCCATATGTGCCTGCGCTGACTATCACGCGCAACTGCCCGCACCCGACATCGACCACATGGCTGTCCGTCGATGAGGCGCAAGGATCAGTCACCATCGATGGATGCACCTTCGTCGGCAATGGCACGGCGGCTGACTTCGCGCAACGCATCAACGAAGTGCTGGGTGACCGACTCACTGCCGTTGGGTCGCAGGCGTACTGGATCGGTCCTCGATGGAGAGGTTCGCTTCCGTACCCACAGGACTACGAGTGCAACGGTGGATGGATGGGCGGCACGGCGGCTAGCAATGGAGATCGATGTCAGGTCGTGTCGAATACCTCGACCGTTGGCGTGATCGCCTGCCAGTACCTTTCGGTGTGGTTCCTCCGCGCCGATGTCAGCGTGAGTGCGCTGACCGTCTTCTCGCAGCAGTTGGGTGCCTGCACTTGCAGCGGTTCGCCAGCCTGCACGGCGGCGGCGACATACGAGTCGGTGTATCAGGTCGAGCGCCCTGACCAGCCGATCCTGTTCCCATCGTTTGGTCCGATGACACTCGCGGCGGGCTTCCCCGCGTTCATGACTTGCTGCCAGCCCGACCCGTATGCGTGGACTCCTCCATCGTCTCTGGTCATCACATGAAGACCATCCCACTCACCATCGGCGGCAAGACAGTCGAATGCGCCGACTGCGTGTCGTGGACTCTCGATGGTGACCGTGCGGTGTGCGCGCTTGGCATCGAGCCGATGGACTGCAAGGCTTGCGAGCGTGGCGTGCCTCGTCAACGCTTGACACCCAAGCCCGTGCCTTCGCTGACTGCGCGCGCTGTGTCGTGGGCGAAGGCAGAGGCGAGTGGCATCCTGTCGAGCATCAGCGAGGAACAGATCGAGTCGCGCCTTGCAGCCTGCCTCGCGTGCGAACATCGCGAACGAAGCGAGGCAGACCCCGTGGGCTTCTGCACTCGATGCGGCTGCGGTCGGTCGCCTGCTGCTGCCCTGACTCGCAAGGCGCGCCTGCCTGCTGCGACCTGCCCCGCAAACCGTTGGTGATCGACCTGCCTCGCAGGATCGCCTGATAACACGGGCAGAAAGTCACCTTTGCATTCCCTTCCGTTGGGGGTATACTTTCGGAGTCGAAAGCGGGGACGCATCCGACATCCTTGACAAGTCGATCTCGACAGGAACGCGCGACCCAAAGTGGTCGGAGCCCCCGAAGAGGGTGCGAAGCGAAGCGGTGAGGGTTCAAGCCCTGCGACCCGCAACGGCGCGACTGATGGAGTGCCTGATACCGAAAGGTTCAAGTCAGGACACAGAGTCAGCCCTGAAGAGATCGACGGAGCAAACAAAGACACGGCAGCGAGCGCAAGGCTCGACCCGCACAGCACAGCACCACGGAGCGCAAGCGACGAAGTGGATGCGGCAGGACGAGGATCGAGCAGCGCGCGAAGCACGGATCAAGCGACGCGAAGTCAACGCGAGGCACAGACCTCAGCCCGAGCGAACAGCGACGAAGGCAAGCGACGACCAGCAACGCGAACACCCAATGGGTGCCGAGCCAAGTCTTTCATAGTCAGAAGCAGCGCGTGTCAGCAAGGCACGCAGCCCCGAGTGAGATCACCATGCATGAGATGGTGAGCGCGCTGCTCTCAAGGATGTCGGATGCATCCCTTCGATGCATTCACCCACAAGCGGCACAGCCGCAAGGAGTCAGCATGAGCAACAAGATCAAGTCAGTCGTTCTCCCCATCGCGGTCACGGGCAAGGGCAAGTCGAAGACCATCAACCCGTTCAAGCAGGCGCAGCGCATCGCGAAGTACAAGTCACTCTTCGCGCCGATCCTCAGCGCAGCAGTCGCCCGATGCAACAATCGCACTGCCCCGAAGCAGATGGTGCAGGCGATCAGCAACGCGGCTGACCTCGCGGTTCGACTTGCAGAGGAATGCGATGAGGCATCGCTCCTCACCTTCGACATGGCCCACGGGCTGGTGCACAATCAGAAGGCGACGGACGCTGCCTACTCGTTCAGCGATCAGTTCACCGATGCCTGTGAGTTGCTGTGGGAGTTGGAGCAGTCCCTTCGCGAGCTCGCGGTCGATGTCAATCGAGGCGACAGCGGCTTCAGTCAGGCAAAGGACGAACTCGATGATGCCTTCCGCGTGCTCGCCTCCTTCGTGAAGACGATGGACAAGGCTGAAAGGAAGGGTCGCCTGATCCGCAAGCACCTCGCCTGATCGAGAACACCACACTGCATCGCATGGCGGGAACGCCATGCAATGCCTTTGCCTCCCGCACCGCGCGGGAGGTTGTCATTCACGAAGCGGCAGCAGCCGCAAGGAGTCAGCAATGTCACTCAACTGGAACATCGGCAGCATCAAGAACATGGACACCGTGTGCTTCAAGACCGACGAGGACGGCAGCAAGAAGTTGCTGGGTCGCACCGAAGGGCTGATCTGGGCGACGATGATGGTGGGCATCAATGGCATCACGGAGAAGAACGCGGAGAAGTTCTACGCGCGCCTCAGCCTGTTCGAGCATCTCAACGGCGCGCTCCGCAAGCAGTGGATCGACGGCGAGGACGAGCCTCGCGAGATCTACTACACCACGGAGGATGTGCGCCTTCACATCGGCTTGGGCACGAACGCGACCAACGAGACGGACGCGGCGTGGCTCAAGCGCGTGACCTCGCAGCACCTCGAGGCATCGGCGCGGTGCTACCGCAACGACCTCATCCGCAGCATCGAGGAAGAGAACGAGCCGTGGATCGCGGACGCAGACGAGAAGTTCGCGCGGGACAACGACCTCCCGACCGAGCCTCGCGCAGAGAACGACTGACAGCACCCACATCGCATCGCGCGGCGGGAACGCCGCACGATGCCTTCACCGCCATGCACTGTCGCATGGCGGTTGTCATTCACGACGCGGCACAGCCGCAGGAGTCAGCAAGTCATGGAAGCAGCAACCATCAAGGCTCTCATCGTCAAGGCGAACATCGTCGAGGACCGCATCATCCTCATCGCGGGCACGCTCGACCGCCTGTCCAACCTCATCGCGAATCCCGACAGCAAGACGCTCGGCGCGATCATCCAGTACATCAAGGACGCGGAGCAGGACGCGACCATCCTGCGCGATGCGTGGGAGCAGTACCGCAACGCCGTCGAGGAGGAGCAGCGCGAGAACGGATGCCTTGAGACGAACATCGACACGCTCGCACTCAAGATCGTTGACCAGTTCGAGTCGCGCCTTGCAGAGGTGGTCGGATCGCAGCGGTCGTTCCAGCGCGCGGTGGCTGGCGAACTCGATGAGGATCGCATCGCTGAGATCATCGGGAGCAACATCGACTCGTCCGACATCGCGAACCACATCGAGATCAGTGCTTCGGACATCGCGAGCGAACTCGACCTGCGCGACATCGTGAGCGAACTCGACATGGATGACCTTGCGGGTCGCATCGACTGTTCGGACATCGCCCAGTACATCCCCGCGAAGGATGTCGCGGAACACCTCGACTACAAGGCTGACGAACTCGCATCGAAGGTCGATCTCAGCGATGTCGCAAGCGAACTCGACTACGAGGAGTTGGCGAACATCGTGCGGCAGCGCCTCGACATCACGCCCACCGATGTCGCCCGTGCGATGCTCAAGGAGGACTTCGATGAGATCGCGCAGGTCGCGAGCGAGGACGCTGCGTTGCGCAAGCACCTTGAGGACTGCATGACTCGCATCATCAAGCCCAGCGACATCCTCACGCCCGACCGCGTGCAGGAGATTGGGAACGCGATCACGACTGCGGTGCTGCATCGCATTGGTGATCTCGCGAAGTGCGAGGCTTGACCCAACCCCACATCGCATCGCACGGCGGGAACGCCGCGCGATGTCTTCACCTCCTGCGCGTTGCGGGAGGTTGTCATTGAAGCGGCGCACGCCGCAAGGAGTCAGACATGAGTGACGGATACAACGGATGGTCGAATCGCGCGACATGGAACCTCGCACTGTGGCTTCAGCAGGACTGGGACTACGAACTGGTCGAGTGGGCGCGCAACGAGAAGATCGCCACGGGCAGCGACCTTCGCGAGGCGATGGAGGAGACGATCCGCGAACTCAAGTTGCGGTCCTACTACCTTGAGCCGCAGCACGGGTGCGACATCGCGCAGTTCTTCACTCCCGATGGCGAGCGGTTCGATGAGGCTGACTGGGACGAGGTGTTCGAGGCGCTCATCGCAACGCACCGCAAGGAGGTGCAGTCGTGAGGATCATCGGATACGCCTATCAGGCATCGCACTGCTGCCCGAACTGCACGCGCGAGGCGGCGGCGCGTGGCGCGCTGACTCGCAAGCCTCCGCTGCGCCTCGACACGGACGAGCACGGCATCGCCTTCGACCTCGTTGACTTCGAGGGCAACCCTGTTACGCCGATCTTCAGCACGGACGAGCACCCGCCCGAAGGGATCGACTGCGAAGAGTGCGGGGATGTGATCGCAGACGAAGGCGACACGCCTCGCCGTTGGCTGAAGGAGGCAGACAGTGAAGGCGAGCGCGACCACTCGATGTGCCTCGCGCTCTATGTCTACCTGTCCAACAACCATCGCGGGCAGCGCAGCCCTGAGTACGAGTGCCTGTGTCGCATCCTGACCATGTACAGGCCTTCCCCGCTGCAGTCGCTCAACGAGGACGAGGCATTCGAGGAGGACATGGAGGCGCAGGAGGCGCATGACAAGTTCAAGCGCGCGGAGTGGTGCGTGCGTGATGCGACAGATGCACTGGGAGTCTGAACTACGAGGCACGCGCGGCGGGAACGCCGCGCGTGTCGTTTGCCTCGCGCATCGTGCGCGGGGCTGTCACACGCGGCGATGCCGCAGAGAGGAGCAGCATGATGCTGCCATGCAAGGCACTGGTCGCAGCCATTCGTGGGCTGCGGTCGATCATTCGTGACCGCAAGCGGTCGAAGTTGTTTGGGGAGCGTTGCGAGCGGGGAAGCGAACTCCGCGAGCGAGTCAAGGTCTACGGCGAGATCGATGCGATGTGGGGAGTCCTCCTTGAGGGCGGGTCGGTCGCGCACTACGCCTACGAGTTGGGATGGGAGCCGCCCATCGCCTCGATGTCGAGCGAGGAACTGAATCGGCTCGCGTCCGCGTGGCTCGATCAGCGATGGCAGAAGATCGAGGAGGCGCGCGAGGCAGACGCACAGAACACGCACTGGAGGAAGACCGATGGAGAGTGAGGACCCCATGCGCGAGTTGGTTCGCGCGATGTTGCGTGAGCAGTTCGCGGAGTACTGCGCCAAGGATCCCCGCGCATTCCTGCTGCGCGACAAGTTCGAGCGCGACCTTGAGATGCTGGTCGATAAGAGCCTCGCCTCGCACGCGAGCAGCAGTCCGAGCAGGCACGATGTGCATGAGTCGGCTGCGCGCTTCGAGGCGATCCTTGACGCGCGCGGTCGTCGCAATGCATTGATCGGCATGGGCGAGATGTGCGTCCGTGTGTCGCGTGCATGGCGCGGATCGTTCGCGGGTGTCGAGCCCGTGGGCGAGATCCTCATCGGCGCGCCCGCAGATGCGACCGAGCATGATGTCCTCATCGGACTCGCGCTCGCGATGCAGCGCGTGGTCCTTGACTCAAGCCCGATCCCGCGGTTCGGTCGTGTGGTGTTCGAGTTCAGAGGTCGCACCGTGCAGTACGGCGGCGACCCGCTGACCGATGAGGTCGCGTGCGACCTCGCGGTCGACCTGTTGGGCAAGTGATCGAGGCGCGCGGCGGGAACGCCGTGCGCCTCATTCGTCGCTGCGCGCGTTGCGCGGCGACTGTCATACGCGGCACAGCCGCAAAGGAGAAGAGGCATGGCCTCATTCAGCGTGGGAGGCAGCACCCTTATGCTGCACGCAGGAGCGAACGCCTGCGACATCGCGACCGTTCGCGCCGTTCGCACGCCCGAAGCGACTGCATCGTTCTGTCCGATCCCGCACGCAAGGCTCATCGATGAGTGCATCGCAGCACTCGACTGCTACGGCTTCAATGTCGTTGCAGAGGCGCACGCGCTGATGGGCGACAGCGGAGAGAGGTACTTCGGGATGCTCGAACTCGAAGAGCGCGTGCCTCGTTACATGAGCGAGCGCGGTCGCTTCGTGCTTGGGCTTCGCAACAGCAGCGACAAGTCGATCCAAGCAAGCGGGCTCCTCGGCAAGAAGTTGTTCGTGTGCGACAACATGGCATGGAGCGGGCAAGGCATCACCTTCCAGTTCGCGCGCAAGCACACGACCCATGCGCTGCGCGACCTTCCGCACCTCGTCCACAACCGCATCCGCGAACTGCCCAATGCCATCGTGAAGCGCGAGGCGTTCGATGAGCGCATGAGGCTCTTCGACTTCAAGCGCACGGAGGAGGAGCACAACCTTCCCTCGCGGATGCTGCTCAATGACTTCATGCTTCGCGCGGTGCATCGTGGCGCGATCACGGCGACGATGCTCCCGCGAGTCATCGAGGAGTTCAATCGCGAGGATGGTCCCAGCGGCGGCGCGAAGACCGAAGGCTCCGCGTGGCAGCGCCCGACCTTGTGGCGACTGATGCAGGCGGTGACCGAAGTCGACAAGGTGCGCCCATCGCCCATGACTGTCGTGAAGCGGCACGCGGTCTTCAGCAACCTCGCGTCCGACCTGCTCGGCGCGTATGAGCGCAAGTGGGGGCTGCCCGCAGAGGACGCGAGTGACTACTACGCGCCCAGCATCACTCGCAACTGAAACGGCGCGGCACGATGCAGGGGTGCTTGCATCGTGCCGCGCCTGTCACGAAAGGAATCAGCGCGAGGATCGTAACCTCGACCCGCGAGGTGTCAATGCGTCAAGCGTTGACACCTCGCGGTGTCAGTCATTGACACCAACGAGGGACTGCCTGCACGGGTAGTATTCGCAGCATGAAGTACCTCACCACACAACAAGTCGCCGATCTCCTGCGCGTGTCACCACGGCGCGTCAGGCAGATGGCGGATGACCGAAACATCAGCGGCGTGCGGTTCGGCAAGGTCCTTGCGTGGGACCTCCGCGACCTCGCGCGATTCGAGCGGCGACCTGCTGGTCGCCCGCGCAAGAGAGGAGTCAGCAAGTGATAACTGGCAAGCAGGAGACAGATCGACAGAAGGGCATCGGATCGTCCGATGTCCCGACCATCCTCGGACTCAACCCGTGGGCGACCAACTACGACCTTTGGCTTCTCAAGACGGGCAAGGTCGCGCCCGTCGAAGAGAACAGCGCGATGCACCTCGGCACGATGCTTGAGGAGCCCGTCCTGCGCCTTGCGGCTGATCGGCTTGGTCAGCGCGTGGTGCGACCGTCCTCGACCTTCGTCGGGTGTCACCCGTACTGCCGCGCGAACATCGACGGCATGGTCGGGATCGCAAAGCGCGGGTCGCCCATCGTCGAGGCGAAGACCACGGGCAAGGGCGATGAGTGGGGCGAGGATGGCAGCGACGAGGTGCCTGAGCGCGTGCGGGCGCAGGTCATGTTTCAGATGGCGTGCAGCAGCAGCGATGTCGCCCATGTGGCTGCACTCATCGGCGACTTCGGTCTGCGGTTCAAGATGTACCGCGTGAACTGGGACTCTGACTATGGGGCATACATCATGGAGCGCGTGCAGGCGTTCTGGGAGCGCAATGTCCTTGAGGACAAGCCGCCGATGTCCCTCCCGTCTGCCGATGCGGTCAAGCGCATGATCCGCAACGAGAGCGAGACGGTCATCGGCAGCGACCTCTTCATTCGCGAGCAGGCGGCGAAGCGCGTCCTCGCGGATGCGGAGGCGCAGTACGAGGAGGCGCGCGCGGCGTTGCACGCGGCGCTTGGGCAATGCAGGAAGGGCGCGAGCCCGTGCGGAGCATTCAGCATCTCTGCCTCGACGGTCGAGACGGAGCGGTTCGACACGAAGCAATGGTGTGCGGACAACCCCGACGCGGCGCAGTTGTACCGCGTGCAGTCATCGCACCAGCGCATCACGGTGCGCGCAAAGAGCGCGAAGAAGGAGTCAGCATGAGCAAGCAGGAGAAGCAGGAGAGCATGATCCCGCACGGCGGGATCGCGGCTGCGCTCGTCAAGGCGCAGAGTTCCATCGCAGGCGTGTCGAAGGACTCGACCGTTGACTTCGGTCGCAAGTACAACTACACAAGTGCGGAGGAGATGATCCGCGAGTCGCGCAAGGCGTTGCACGCGGCGGGGCTCGCGCTCGTCCGCAGTGCGTGGCGACTTCGTGTGGTCGAGAGTACGCCTGTCATCGAGTGCGACTACATCCTCACGCACACGGGCGGCGAGACGATGTCGTTCTGCGACCTCCCGTGGCCTGTGATCGAGGGCGACAAGCGTCCCATCGACAAGGCGGTCGCGGGCGCACTCACGACGAGCCTCGCCTACTTCCTGCGCGACCTCCTCCTCATCCCGAAGAGCGACGAGGCAGAGATGGACAAGCGGGACGATGAGTCGCACAAGGCAGGCACGCTTGGCGTGCGCGGGGCGGTCGCCTTGCGCAAGCGGCTGTCAAGCGTTGACGCAACGCAGGAGACAATCGTGCAGGCGATGGGCGCGAAGGGCGTGACCGTCCCCGAGGACATGGCGCAATGGAGCGCGACGCTCCTCCCGCGCATCGACAAGTGGATCGAGATGAGGCAGCAGACGCTGCAGTCGGCAGAGTGACCCGTACCGCACGGCGGGAACGCCGTGCGGTGCCTTACATCCCATCGCCCGTGGCAAGGGCGCGACCTCTCAGGAGGATGCCATGCGCAGCGGGCACGCATCGTGCAGCCCGAAGACCAGTTGAAGTCGCAGAGCCTTGCCCTACTCTGCGCCGTGCAATGCACGCGCTCGCCCGTGACCGTAGCGGCTGCAAGGTCTGCAGCGGAATGGTTCAAGTCACGGCAAGCGATACGCGGCGAAGACGCATCGCGAGGCTCCACGCACCGTCCGTGGGGCTTCGCTCCTCACAGCAAAGACGGTCGAAGGAATCAGGACGCATGGCAAAGAAGAACGCACAGGACGCGAAGCACAAGAGAATCCCCATCGCGCAGATCACGCTGGACAAGGAACTGCAGCCGAGGCAGAGCCTGACGCAGGAGGCGGTGCAGGAGTACGCCGAAGCGATGACCGAAGGCGCGCAGTTGCCTCCGTGCATCGTGGTGCACGATGGCAAGACCTACTGGTGTTGCGATGGCTTCCACCGCATCGCAGCAGCGAAGTCAATCGGCGCGAAGGAGATCGAGTGCGAGGTGCGCGCAGGCACGCGAGAGGACGCGATGTGGCTCGCAGCAGCCGCGAACCTCAAGCACGGCGTGAGGCGCACCAACATCGACAAGCGCAGGGCGGTCGCGATGGCAATCGTGGTCAAGCCCAGCGCGAGCCTTCGCGAGATCGCAGAGCATTGCGCGGTCACGCATGAGATGGTTCGCACGGTCAAGTCGCAACTCGACGCGGTGAAGGAGGTCGAGGAGTCTGCGCAGCAGGCAGTCAACGATGCAGTCGAGGACGAGGTCGTTGAGCAAGGCGACGAGGTCGGAGGCGGCATGGTCGCTGCTGAGGCGGCAATCGATGGCGCGATGGACGCGGTGCAGGCGTGCGTGCGCAAGGTCGAGGCGCTCCTTGAGACGAAGCACGCCGTCTTCGTCAACGGGCAGTCGGTCATCAACGACCTGCGCAACGCGAAGTCAGCACTCAAGCAGGCGATGCCGCACGAACGCTGCCCCGTGTGCGGCGGCGAGGGATGCGACACCTGTCGGGGCAGTGGGTGGGTGAGCAAGAAGCAGTGGGACCTGATCCCGAAGACGCAGCGAGGAGGCAAGTGATGTCGGCAGGAATCAGCAGCAGCGGGGCGGCTCCTTCGGGAGCCGCCCTTTCACTTCGACCGTACCAGCATGAGGCAGTGCAGTGTGCCTTCGATGCACTTCGCGACAAGCGCAGCGCGCTTGTGGTGATGGCGACAGGGCTGGGCAAGACGGTCGTGTTCAGCGAGATCATCCGAAGGGCGCAGGCAAGCGGGCGCACATGGAGGACGCTTGTCCTTGCGCATCGCGAGGAGCTCATCCATCAGGCTGCGAAGACCATCGAGCGCACCGCGCGCTGCGATGTCGAGATCGAGATGGGCGACCTTCGCGCGACCGACACGCTCACGCGCCGCGCGCCCGTGATCGTGTCGAGCGTGCAGACGCAAGTCGCAGGACGCGGCGACTACAAGAGGATGCATCGATTCAAACCCGAGCAGTTCGGGCTGGTCATTGTCGATGAGGCGCACCACGCGACCTCCGACTCCTACAAGACGATCCTGTCCTACTACAGGCAGAACCCGTCCTGTCGAGTCATCGGGTTCACCGCAACGCCCGACCGCAGCGACGAGCAGGCACTGGGCGAGGTGTTCGATTCGTGTCCGTTCGAGTACGGGATCAGGGACGGCATTGCGGACGGGTGGCTTGTCCCGATCAAGCAGCGCGTGGTTCATGTCGGCGCGCTTGACTTCAGCGCGTGCCGAACGACTGCAGGCGACCTCAACGGGTCAGACCTCGATGCGGTCATGCAGTACGAGGAGACGCTGCACGGCATGGTCTACCCGACCATCGAGATCGCAGGCGACCGCCGCTGCATCGTGTTCGCTGCATCGGTCGCGCACGCGCATCGAGTCGCGGAGATCATCAATCGGCACAAGGCAGGCAGTGCCGTTGCGGTCGATGCATCGACGCCGCGCGACGAACGGCGCAGCCTGTTCGCGGGCTTCGCGGAAGGTCGCTACCAGTTCCTCGTCAATGTCGGCGTAGCGACCGAAGGCTGGGACGATGCAGCACTTGACGGGCGAGGCGTTCAACTCGTCGCGATGATGCGCCCGACGAAGTCGCGCGCGTTGTACTGTCAGATGGTCGGGCGCGGCACGCGCCCGCTGCCTCGAACCGTCGATGGCATCGAAGGTGCAGAGGATCGTCTCGCGGCAATCGCAGCGAGCGCAAAGCCTCATGTGACCGTCCTCGACTACTGCGGCAACGCGGGGCGGCACAAGTTGATCCACGCCGTCGATGCGCTCGCGGGTCGCGAGTCACAGGCTGCGGAGCGCGCAGAGGCTTCGGTGCGTGCGCGTGCGGAGGACGAGGAGATCGATGTCCTCGCCGCGCTGACGCATGAGGAAGTGGCGATCAGGCTTGAGAACGAGGCGAGGCAGCGCAAGGGGCTTGTGGTTCGCGCGCAGTTCGCGACTCAAGACATCGATCCCTTCAGCCTCATCGAACTCACGCCCGACAGGCAGGCGGCATGGGAGAAGGGCATTCCCGCGAGCGACAAGCAACTCGAATGTCTCCGCAGGCTTCGCGTTGCGATCCCCGACCTCCTGACTCGCGGCGAGGCAAAGCGTCTCATCGATGCTGCGATCTCGACCCCGACCCCGAAGCAGCAGGCGATGCTGATCCGTCACGGGTTCGACCCGAGCGACTACGACCGCAAGAGCGCGAGTCGCATCATCGATGCGATCATCAGTCGCGACAACGGGAGGAACCGATGAGCGACAACATCAAGGGGCGCATCGCCTTCGTGCGCGTGCGGATCATGTCGCACCTGTCCGAAGTGGTCGAAGGCAGCGTGCGGGATGAGTGGGTGTGCCAGCCCGTCACGAAGGGAGGCAGGGACATCGAAGGCGCGTCCTGCCCGTGGGTGCCTCGCGAGGCATTGCTGACCGTCGAGGAGATCAAGGCGGCGATCTCGCCGCAGAAGGGCAAGGCATGAGGAAGGAAAGCAAGACGGTGCGTGTTGATGCGCAGACGCACCTCGACATGATGAGGCTCGCGCATCGCATGAAGGTGACCAGCGGGAGGCACTACAGCCTCGTGGATGTCGTGCGGGCGGGTCTGACCGCGCTCGCAGTTCAGCAAGCACGAAAGGAGAGACGCGATGGCGTTCCAGTTGATCGACAGGGCGACAGGTGAGTTGGTGTTCGACGGGCAGCGGGTGTCCTCCCGACTGCCTTGTCCTGTGTGCAGTCACCTGCACAGCAAGCAGTCATGGTGTCTGGTCGATCCGATCAGGCAGCGGGCGATCTGCCCGCGCGTCGAGAGCCGATACAGGATCGGTGACGCGGGATGGATGCACGGGCTTGGCGAGGTGACGGCGAACAGCCTCGCGCAAGTCAGGCAGCCCGAGCGCGAGGTCGCAGACTTCAGCACGGCGTGGCTGTCCGCGAGGCAGGCAATCGAGGCGGTCGACATCGAGCGACTCGCGAAGCGCCTGTGCCTGCCCGAAGCCTTCGTGTCGACCGTCCCGTGCGGTCTGCATCGCAACTGCTGGGCGTTCCCCATGCGCATCCCATGCGAGTCGGAGGTTCCCGATTGGGTCGTCTGCGGGCTGAAGTTGCGCAACGAGACGGGCAAGTTCTGCGCGAAGGGTTCCCGCATCGGGCTCATCGTCCCGCACGACTTCGACCGAAAGGGAGACACACTCGTCGTGACCGAAGGGGAAAGCGACCTCATGGTCGCGGCGGGATGGGGACTCAATGCAGTCGCCCGCGCAGGATGCGAGCAGAGCGTGCAGCAGATCGCCCTGCTCGCTCGCGGGCGCAGGCTTGTCATCGTGTCCGACAAGGACGAGGCGGGGCGGCGGGGTGCCGCTCGGCTCGCGTCCGTGTGCAAGGCGCGCGCGAAGTGGGTTACCATCATGGAGCCCCCATGCAAGGACCTTCGCGAATGGCACGCGCAAGGCGCGACCTCTGCTGACTTCAACTGGCGGCTGCGCTGTTTGCCTCGCCCAGCCTGACCTCATACACTGTCTTCATCTTTTCCCCCGCGCCCGCCGCGTCATCGTGACGCGGCGGGCGTTTTTTTGTTTTTGCGTCTAGGCTACGCGCGTGGACAAGCAGCCCTGCATCGAATGCGAAGCAAAGCGAAAGGCGTGCGAGGAGCGCGCCAATCGATGGCTCGCGTCCAATGCGTTCTGCGATGAGCAACTCCGCTTCCTGCTGAACTACATCGACTACCACCGTGACAGATCGGAGAAGCGCGAATGGATCGAGCGAATGAGAGCGAAGGTGCAATGGATCATCGACAACATCGAGTGATCGTCATGGGCAAGCCCATCGCGCAGCCGCGCCCGCGCTTCAGTATGCGAGGAGGCTTCGCTCGCGCATTCGTGCCGAAGGATCATGCGGTGCACTCGTACCGCAACGCGATCATCGCTGAAGTCAAGCGGCTGCGGCTCCCATGCGTCGAAGGACCTGTGAGGCTTGAGGTCGTGTTCTCATTCGCAACGCAGAAGAAGTCGCAGCACGGCACCTATCGCATTGCGCGCCCCGACCTAGACAACCTTGAGAAGGCAGTCATGGACGCGCTCACCGATGCGGGAGCATGGCGCGATGACTCGCAGGTCGCCTTCAAGTGCAGCACCAAAGTGCATGGTCGGATCGATGCGACCAGCATCCTCATCAAGCCGATGGAGTTCGACACTGATGCCGTGGAGACCGAATAGCGTTGGCGACAAGCGCAAGTCGAGGTACGGTCACGACTGGCAGAAGCAGCGCGCCGCGACCTTGAGGGCTGAACCGCTCTGCAGGCTATGCCTGTCGGTCGGTCGCACGGTCGCGGCTGTGGTCGTGGATCACATCAAGCCTCTCGAGGACGGCGGCACGAACGAGCAGTCGAACTTGCAGGCGCTGTGCAAGCGTTGCCATGACTCGATCAAGACTCCTGCCGATGTGAGGCTTCGGCGTGCAGCAGACCGAACCATCGTGTGCGTGCGTTGCGTGTCCTTCGATGAAACCATCTCCTTCGGGTTCGATGTTCGGGCGTTGAGGCGCACGCTCGCAGCAGAGTTCGGATTCGCCCATGCCCACGCCATCGCCCATGCGGCTGCGTTCGGTGCAGTCGAGGGAGCAGCGCGAGGCGACCTGCCTCCCGTGCGACTGCTCATCCTTACCGACGATGCGGAGCAGGCGAGGCTGCTTGCAGCGAGGCATGGGTGCAGCCTGACCGTCGAAGGCATTGGGCAGATACCGCGCGTGGGTGATCGGTCAGCGGCTGAAGTCGAGTGGTTGGCGAAACGCTACGGGGTTGAGTACAGTTTGAGGCATGGACAGTCCTTGCAAGGACAGCAGCCTTCGAGTGCGTGACATCGCGCCGACTGTGTACCTTGCGCACCTTGCAGGCTCGACTGCCCAGTCGAGTCTCGAAAGGCTTGGGACGGTCGATGCGCCGCCACTCCTGATCTCGTATGCCTACGCGAAGGAGTGGGAGCGCGTGCGCGCGCAGACCCCTTGCAGGGAGTGGGTCCTCGACAGTGGAGCATTCACTGCGCGGAGCATGGGTATCACCATACGCCTTGAGGAGTTCATCGACTACGCGCTGCAGCGCATGGCTGATGATCCGCGACTCACCGAAGTCTTCGCACTCGATGTGATCGGCGACCACAAGGCGACGATGCGCAACACCGAAGCGATGTGGGCGCGGGGCATCAAGGCGATCCCATGCTTTCACGAAGGCAGCCCGTGGGCAGCCCTGCGCGACATGATGCGGTTCCCGAAGATCGCGCTGGGTGGCGTCGCGCGTGCATCGACAGCCCGCAAGGACGAGTTCGCGGCGCAGGTGTTTGCCCGCGCATGGCCGAAGCAGATACACGGGTTTGGGTACGGCGCACAGCGGCTCGTCCTCAAGTATCCTTGGCACAGCGTCGATGCGAGTTCATGGAACAACGGCATTCGATATGCGCAATGGTGGTCGATGGCAGCGCGCGGGAGCCTCAAAGGAGGTCGCTTCGCGCGCGTCAAGAACGCAGGCAGTCTGTTGCACGGTGAGATCGAGCACTTCGCGCGCGTAGAGCGCGCTGCAAGAAGCAAGTGGAGGAGCATATGGCAGAGCGGCGCGTTGTCGTGTTGATGTCGGGAGGTCTAGACTCGTCCGTGCTTGCGTCCGTGCTTGAGGCATCGGGCTACGAGGTCAACGGTCTGTCCATCGACTATGGGCAAAGGCATCGGCGCGAACTCGAATGCGCAGTCGCGTACTGCAGGGCTGGCGCGATCCCGCATAAGGTGGTCACGCTCGAGGGCTTCGCTAGCCTCATCCCGACGAGTTCGCAGACGAACCGCGAAGTCGCAGTTCCTCACGGGCACTACGCCCATGACTCGATGAAGTCGACAGTCGTGCCGAATCGAAACATGGTCATGCTGTCCATCGCAGCAGCCCATGCCATTGCGATCAAGGCAGACGCAATCGCAATCGCTGCGCACGCAGGCGACCACACGATCTACCCTGACTGCCGGCGGGAGTTCCTCAATGCCTTCGTGGACGCGGTGCGCGAAGGCAACTGGGATGCAGAGGAGTTCAGTCTGTTCGCGCCGTTCGTTGATGTGGACAAGGCAGGCATCGTGACGATGGGGCAAGAGGTCAATGCCCCGATGCACCTGACCTACTCATGCTACGAGGGGCGGGCAAGGCATTGCGGGCGATGCGGCACTTGTGTCGAGAGGCGTGAGGCGTTTCAGCAGGCAGGCATTACCGACCCAACGGAGTACGAAGCATGAAAGTCGAGAAGGTCAAGATCGAGTCGCTGGTCGAGGACGCGGCGAACGCGCGCGCGCACCCCGAGAAGAACATCGGAGTCATCGCAGAGTCGCTGCGACAGTTCGGGCAGCAGAAGCCCATCGTCGTTGGCGAGGGGGATGTCGTGCTTGCGGGCAATGGACTCCTCGCCGCAGCAAAGCGCATTGGCATGACTCATGTCGAGATCGTGCGCACCAAACTCAAAGGCAGCGAGGCGCGGGCGTTCGCGCTTGCCGACAATCGCAGCGGCGAACTGTCCGAATGGGATTGGGAGTCGCTTGCGCGCGAACTTGAGTCGCTGCAGGCTGCGGGCTTCGACATCGCGACCATCGGGTGGGAGTCGCATGAGGCTGAACTGGTCATGGCAGCGGAGTTCACCGCGCAGCCCGTGACCGAAGACGCGCCCGAAGCCCGAAGCGGGAGGCTGGTCATCGCGTTCTCGCCCGAGCAAAGCGAGGAGGTTCGTTCGCACATCGAGCGCATGAACCGCAAGGACGCAGCGACTGCAGTGCTCGACGCACTTCGGGCTTGGGAATGACCTGCCTCTACTTCGCCACCCCGCTCGCGAATCCCGCCATCGAGTGCTTCAAGAGGCACGCGCATGAGCCGTGCAACATCCTCACCTCGTTCGCCTTCAAGGACAAGGTGGACACCTACATCGATGCGCTCCCGCGTGCGCGGCTGATGCTCGATAGCGGTGCCTACACGGCATGGTCGTGCGGGCAGACCGTGGACATCAATGCACTCATCGAGTACGCGCGCCACCCGCGATGGTCAGAGGTAGTTGCGCTCGATGTCATCGGGGATGCAGACGCAAGCGTGCGCAATGCGATCACGATGAAGGAGGCGGGGCTCGATGTCATGCCCGTCTTCCACATAGGCGACCCCATCGAGCACCTGCTGTTCTACAAGTCGAACTTCTCAAAGGTCGGGCTGTCTTGCAGGTTCGGTGAGCCGCTGCATGAGTCGCTCGCCTTCATCAGGAAGTGCTTCGCAGTTGCATGGCCGTACCGCTTTCATTCGTTCGGGTGGGTCAGCGAGAAGGTGCTTCGCAAGTTCCCTTTCGACAGTGCGGACGCAAGCACATGGGTCAATCCTCATCGCTTCGGTGCGGTCAAGCCCTGCGGCGACTCGATGAGCGGAGGCATGAGGGGGCAGAGTTTCAAACTCAAGCGCGAGAGGTCGGGTAACATCGACCTCTGGATGGTGGTTGAGAGATACAAGACGCTCGAAAGGAGCCTTGAGCAGCAATGGAGACGCGAACTGAAGACGGTGCGCCCCGCTACCTCGGCAAGCAAGTGAGGGGAGTCGCGGATGCGCTCGACACCATCGAATGGACGAAGCAGACGCGATGCACTCACACGCTCGACTGCACGGAGTTCACCAGCCTGTGTCCTGTGACGGGACAGCCCGACTTCGGGCGCATCGAGATCGTGTACTCGCCTGTCGCGCACATCGTTGAGACGAAGTCGCTCAAGTTGTGGCTGCGCAAGTGGCGCGAGCGCGGCGCATTCAACGAGGTCATCGTTGAGGAGGTCGCGGACGAGTTCTTCGCAGCAGTCAAGCCTGCGTGGGTTCGAGTCACGGGACGGTTCAACCATCGCGGCGGCATCGCAGTCAGCGCAGTCACGATGCGAGGCGAGTCATGCTGATCGAGCGGCGTTACCGCTTCTACGCGGCGCACCGCAATGTCGGGCTAGGCGGGAAGTGCTCGCGACTGCACGGGCATCGATACGGCATCGCGGTCGTGCTGAAGGTCGAGCGAGGTCCTCACGGCGTGGGCATCAAGTTCGAGGACATCGATGCGAAACTCGCGCCTGTCTTCGAGTCGTTCGACCATCGCGCGCTGCTGCACGACAAGGACGAACTCGCACACAAAGGCATCGAGGGCGCGATTGTGTTCCCGTTCGAGCCCAGTACGGAGCGACTCGCGGCATACCTCTTGCAGTTGTGCCGCTTCGCGATCCCCGAAGTCGTGTCCTTGTCCGTCACGGAGACGGACAGCGCGACCGTGACCGCAGCAGAGGAGGACATCATCCCATGGCTTACACAGTGAACGAAGTGTTCTACTCGCCGCAAGGCGAAGGGATGCGCGCGGGTCAGATGTCCGTGTTCGTGCGCTTCACAGGCTGCAACCTCAAGTGCAGCAAGGAGGCGGGCGAGAAGAGCATCGGCGGCTTCGACTGCGACACGGAGTTCGCATCAGGTCGCCGCATGACCGCAGAGGACATCCTCGCCGCGTGCTTCGATGCGATGAAGAGCGGCGGGCTTCGCAGCGACTACAAGCCCTGCGCCGATCATCGCCCGTGGATCGTCCTCACGGGCGGCGAGCCTGCGCTGCAGGTCGATGCCGAACTGCTCGAGGTGCTGCACGGAGCAGGCTTCTTGTGTGCCATCGAAACCAATGGCAGCATCGACCTCGCAGACTTGCGCCTTGATTGGATCACCGTGAGCCCGAAGGTCGCGGAGCATTGCGTGAGGCAACTCAAGGCAGACGAGGTGAAGTATGTCCGTGGGCATGGGCAGGCAATCCCAAAGCCCGCGTGCAAGGCAAGGCATCAACTCATCAGCCCAGCCTTCGATGGGCTTGCACTCGACCGCCGCGCATTCGATTGGTGCCTGCGGCTCATCAAGGAGAATCCCGAATGGCGCATGAGCGTCCAGATGCACAAGGCATGGATGGTTCGATGACTCGCGAACGCGCAGAGCAGGCAGTGCGCGACCTCCTCGTCTACATGGGCGAGGACATCACGCGCGAAGGGCTGCGAGACACGCCCGCGCGCGTTGCACGCGCGATGCGTGAGATGAGCAGCGGGCTGCAAGTCGATGCGAGGTCATGCCTCGGCACGGTCTTCAAGGAGCCTTGCGATCAGATGATCCTCGTGCGAGGCGTGCGGTTCGTGTCCATGTGCGAACACCACCTCCTCCCATTCGTGGGCGAGGCAACGGTCGCCTACTTCGCGCGCGACCGCATCGTCGGTCTGTCGAAGATCCCACGCATGATCGACGCGCTCTCACGCCGACCACAGGTGCAAGAGCGACTCACGCAACAGATCGCGCGCACCTTGTCCGATGCCATCGATGCGAAGGGCGTGGGCGTGCTGCTGCGCGCATCGCACTCATGCATGGGATGCAGAGGCGCAAGGCAGCCCGATGCGGACATGGTCACCTCATGCCTCCTCGGAGTCATGCGTGACGAGGAGGCTCGCGCAGAGTTCATCGCGCTGGCTGGGCTGCGGTCGCCTTGACGAGGTCGGCGGGAGGGGGAAAGGGGTGTCAAAGTTTGACAGCAGTTGTTCCTGATCCTGAGGCGGTCCCTCGCGCGCGCGTTCACGGGATAGAGGGAAACGCGGGAAACTGGTAGAGTGCCCCTCGATGGCAGGTCCTCCTCCCAAACCAACCGCCCAACTTCGACTCGCAGGGTCTTGGCGGGCTCGTAAACGGGCTACAGAACCGTCTGTGGCGGTCGGCGTGCCTGCCCCTCCCGAATGGCTGCCTGACGATGCGAAGGCGGCATACGAGGATCTAGCCCGCCTACTCGAACCGATGCGAGTGGTGTCGCCCGTCGATGCCGTCTCGCTGGCGCAACTCGCGGAGTACCTTGCACGGTGGAAGAAGGCGACTGCCGCACTTGCGAAGTACGGCGAGGTCATCCCGACCCGCGACGATGCGGGCAAGGTGATCGGGTTCAGACGGTCGCCGTATGTCGCCATGCAGATCGAGTACGGTCTGATGCTGCGGCGACTCATGTCGGAGTTCGGTCTGACCCCTTCGGCAAGAGCAAGGCTGAGTAACGACGATGCCCAAGCCCAAACGGAAGCCCTCTTCTCGCGCAAGTACAAAGCGGGATGAGTGGTCGGCTCGCGCCTTCAACCTCCTGCCTAGATACGATGCGATGGCGACCGCAGGCTCGACCGTGTGGTGCGCTGACTCTGCGCGGCACGCCATCGAGTTCATCGAGCGCCTGTGCCGATACACCGAAGGCGCATGGGCAGGCAAGCCGTTCGTGTTGCTGCCTTGGCAGCGCGCACTCGTAGGCAACCTGTACGGGTGGAAGCGTCCCGATGGGACGAGGCGGTACAGGCAGGCGCACATCCTCATCCCGCGCAAGGCAGGCAAGACCGAACTCGCGGCTGCGCTCGCGCTGTATCACTTGCTCGCCGACGATGAGCCCACGCCCGAAGTCGTGGGCATCGCCCGCGACCGCTCGCAAGCGAAACTGTGTCTCACTCGCGCATCGCGCATGGCACTTGCAGAGCCACTCATCGCGCAGCGCACCGAGCAGTATCAAGGCAGACTGGTCGCCCCGCAGTCCTACGGCGTGTACAAGGTCCTGTCTGCCGATGCGCCTTCAGCCCACGGCCTTCATGTGAGTGCGGCAATCGCGGACGAGGTTCACGCGATGGAGAACCGTCGCGAACTGTGGGAGGCAGTGATGACCGCGATGGGCGCGCGTCAGCAGCCGCTCATGGTGTCGATCACGACTGCGGGCGTGCTTCGCGAGTCGCTGGAGCATGACCTGTTCACCTATGGGCAGCGAGTGTGCGAGCAGACGATCTCGAATCCATCCTTCCTCCCATGCCTTCACTACGCCGATGCAGAGGCACCGTGGGACAAGGAAGAGACATGGCGACAGGCGAACCCGTCGCTGGGCTACACCACGAAGGTCGAGTGGTACGAGCAGGAGGCGAAGCGCGCGCACGATCAACCGTCCTACGAGTCGCCATTCCGTACCTACTACCTCTGTCAGCACATCACGGCTGCGGAGCGTTGGATCAGGATGAGCGAATGGGAAGGCTGCATGGAGGAGATCGACCTCGACAGGCTGCGAGGTCTGCCGTGCTACATGGGCATCGACCTCGCGCAGACAACCGACCTCTCATGCGTGTCGGTCGTGTGGGTCGATGGAGACAGGCTCATCGTTCGCTGCTGGTCGTTCGCGCCTGAAGTGGGCGCGCAGATTCGCGCGAGGCGCGATGGCGTGCCTTACCTCGAATGGTCGCGCAGAGGTTGGCTGACCATCACTGGCGGAGATACGACCGACTACTCGTACATCCTCAAGCAGATCGATGAGCTCGCGCAGAGGTTCCGTCCGCGCATCATCGGGTATGACCCATACAACGCGCAGAACCTCGCGCATGAACTTGAGTCGAAGGGTCTGAATGTCGTGCGTGTCCCGCAGTCGTTCCTCAACCTCTCAACGCCTACGAGGATGTGGGAGCGTGCGATCAGTGGGAAGAAGTTGAGTCACGACGGCAACCCCGTGCTATCGTGGGCGATGTCCAACACGGTCATCGAGCGCGATGCAAGCGAGAACCCTCGCCCGTCAAAGCGCAGATCGGTTGAACGCATCGACCCCGTGGTGGCTTCGATCATCGCGGTCGCTGCAAGCCTTCACGATGAAAGGCAGGCCGCGAGCGTGTACGAGGAGCGTGGACTGATATGGCTCTGACTGACCTCATCCTCCGTGCGTTCAAGTCGACGCAGCCCGCTGGTCAGCCGCCCTCGAGCGGTGTGCAGGTCTACACGGGCACGGTGTCGGACACGGGTCAGCACATCACGCCTCTCGCTGCGCTGTCGTGCATCACGGTCAATGCGTGCGTGCAGGCAATCGCGACCGAACTCGCGAAGTTGCCTTGGAGTGTGTTCGCAGAGAACGACAGCGGTCGAACTCTGCTGAAGGCGCATCCCGTGCATCGAGTGCTTCGCCATGAGGCGAACCCAGAGATGTCCGCGCTGACATGGCGCGAGTTGATGCTGACCAGCGCGTGCCTCACGGGCAACGGCTTCTCCTACATCGAGCGCGGGTCTGACGGTCGACCCACGGGGCTGTACTTCCTGCGTCCCGACTGCATGAATGTCACCAAACTCCCGACAGGCGAGGTGGTGTACATCTACAGCGGAGGAACCGACGAGCGTGGGCGGGCTGTGTTCTCGTCCTTCGACATCTTCCACCTGATGTGGTTGTCTCCCGATGGGCTGCTTGGGTACTCGCCCATCTCGATGGCGCGGCAGGCAATCGGTCTTTCCCTCGCAGCCGAAGCCTTCGGTGCCTCGTACTGGCGCAACGCATCGCGACCTAGCGGCATCCTCTCGACGGAGAACCAACTCTCGCCCGAAGCAATCCAGCGAATGCGCGAGTCATGGGAGGCAAGGATGCGAGGCGTGCAGAGCGCGGGCGCCATTGCCGTGCTTGAGAACGGGCTGAAGTACCAGCAGATCAGTCTGTCGCCGCAGGACTCGCAATGGCTTGAGGGGCGTGCCTTTCAGCGCGAGGAGATCTGCGCGATGTATCGAGTGCCGCCGAGCGTGATCGGCGTAGGAGACAAGCAGTCGTATGCAAGCGCGGAGCAGGCAAACCGCGAGTGGGTCACGAACTGCCTCTCCTCATGGGCTGCACGACTTGAGTCTGAAGCGCAGCGCAAACTCATCAGGCGCGACGAGCAAGTCATCACGGAGATCAGTTTCGACACGATGCTCCGTGCTGACCTGATGACCCGCTACCGCGCCTACTCGATTGCAAGGCAGTTCGGTTTCATGTCGGTCAACGAGATTCGCGCGGACATGAACCGCCCGAGCCTTGGCGAAGAAGGCGACATCTACCTCCAGCCATCGAACATGGTGCCGACCAGCAACGCCTTCGGAGGCGAGAACCTCGCGCCCGATCAAGGCAGCAAGGTTCCGTTCACCGATCCCGATGCCGTGCCTGACGAGAAGCGCGAGCAGGCGGTTGAGGACATCGACCTCAAGCCGACCGATGCAATGGCGCGCAACGCGCAACGCGGTCTAGACCTTCGCAAGGAGTTCAAGCGCGGCGGCACGCCTGTCGGTGTTGCACGGGCGCGGGACATCGCGAACAAGGCAACGCTGTCGCCCGACACGGTCGGGCGCATGGTGTCCTACTTCGCTCGGCACGAAGTCGACAAGAAGGGCAAGGGCTTCAACAGCGGAGAGGACGGATACCCGTCCGCAGGACTCATCGCATGGCTGCTGTGGGGAGGCGACAGCGGCAAGTCATGGGCGAATGCGAAGTGGGAGCAGATCAAGCGCGCCCGTGGTGAGGGATGATGCAATGCAGTTCGCCCGCCGATAGAGTGCCTGCATGATCGAGACACGCACAGCCCCACTCACGCTCTCAATCGAGACGCGCGGCGAAGGTCTACCCGATGCGCTCGTCGGATACGCTGCGACCTTCGACCAGCCGTATCCCGTCGATATCGTGCAGGAGACAATCGACCGCAGGGCGTTCACTCGCACGCTGGTCGAGCAGCCTGATGTGTTCGCACTCATCGGTCACGACATGAGTCGAGTCATCGCACGCACGAAGAACGGGACTCTGCGCCTTTCGACCGATGAGCGAGGGCTGCGCGTCGAGATCACTCCTGTTGACACGCAGGAGAGCCGCGATGCGTTCACTCTCGTCCGAAGCGGCACCATCGACTCGATGTCCTTCGGGTTCCGCGTTGCGGATCAGAAGTACGAGAACAGGAACGGTGAAGTGCATCGGCGCATCCTCGATGTCGATCTCTTCGAGGTGTCGCTGGTCGCCTTCCCCGCGAACCCGTCCGCAACCTTGAGTATGCGCGACCGCGAACTCGCGGCTGCAGCCCGACTCTCCTTCATCCCGCTTCTCCCGCCGCCGCCTCTCGCGGTCCTTGCATGAGGACAATCGAATGCCGCTGAATACCGACTCACTCCCATCAGGAACTACAGACGGCACCACATGGACGGGCAAGGTCGCAGAGACCTTCAGCAAGGCTGTCTACGGAAAGATGCACGACCACTACCTTCTGTCGAAGGTGTCGCGCGTTCCCGCAGCAAGCGCGTTCAACTTGCGATCCATCACGACCTACAGCCCAGCAGCCGTTGGTGCCGAAGGCGCGACGGTCGCCGAGACGGACATGAAGGTCGATCTCTCAAACAAGGACCTCTCGACCTTCCGCGCGCTGCAGAAGATCTCGCTTGAGTTGATTGGAGACAGCGACGCGCTCGAGGTCGTGGCGAAGGCGCTTGCAGACGAAGTCCTTGAGGCGATCTCCATCGCGTGCATCGACGCTGTCGAGGCGGCGTCCTTCGACACGGCTTCGGGCACATACCGCGACAATGTTGCCACGGGCGGCATCACCAACGGCGTTCCGACACAGCAGGCGCTCCTGTCGCTTGCCTACGGGTCATCAGGTGCGCTCAACGGGCTTGCGGCGGGCAGTCGGTTCACGCAGGAGCAGCGCAAGCGGGTCATCATGCTGATGAGTGGCGACACGGTCAGCGAGTGGCTGCGCACCACAGTCACGGGAAACCTCGCCTCGCTCTTCGATAGCGATGAGGGCATGGTGTCCTTCGCAGGCATTCCCGTCTGCACCTGCAAGGGGCTGCTCGCGAATGCCGCAACGGATGTCGGGCAACTCCATGTCGTGTGCGTCGATCCCACGCAGATCATTCTCGCGGAGCAGCCGCTGGTGGTGTCCGTTGACACCGAAAGCCTCATGCAGAACAATCAGGTGCTGGTGTCAGCATCGATGCGCGCAGCCGCGTTCTTGACGAGCCGCCTGCACGCAACTGGTCTGACTCTTCGCACGATGACTGGCGGCTCCGTCAGCATCGTTGAGGATTGATCGGGCATCAAGTACGAACGCAA